CCGACTCTTCATTTTGGCGGTCAATTCTTTCCTCAGACTTTTTATTGTCTTTGGTTTTTTGTTGACTCTTGAGGTCGAGAGGATTGTATTCACTCATGACTTAATATACCTAGCAATAACTGGGTTACGGTCACACCTATTTGCTTTGGCTTTGTCTAATTGCTTTATCTGTTGGTGCTCCCTTTGCTCCTTTTTTACGCATTTTTTCACCAGAACCCTCTTTAATTCTTTTACGTTTTGCGTGTATGTTTGCCCATAATCCTTGATTTTTCATAATTAAAACAATGAAGGGTAAAGTTTTTTTAGTTTTTCTAAGTCTTTTAAATCTTTATCTGTAGCCATATCACCTTCTTTTTTTGCTTGTATTAATTTTATTTTATTTTCTATTTTTCTAGGAATAATTTTATCTGGTGTAGCCATTATTTATTCTCCATATTTGATTTGTTATATAATTTTTTTAATTTTTTTGCTTCATCTTTTTTCTTTTGTTCTTCTAACATTTTTAAATATTTCATTCTATACTCGGCTGACATATCGCCAAACTTGATATTGTCTGGTGTTGTAATGTTTTTTTTACCCATAATTAACTCCTATGCTAAATAAGTTGAGGTTTTAGCAACAGGTGTTGCTTTTGCTGTAGGTTTAGGTTTGTTTTCGTATAAACCTTTAGCTTGATCTTTTGTTTTATCAATAGGTTCTATACCCATTGCACATATTTGTAGCTCTACATTTTGTTCAACGCCATCTTTTTCTTGGCTTTCTCTAACTGTTTTTACATATGCTTGTGCTTTAAGCATCATTTCACTACCTGCTTCTGGTAATTTCTCTATACCTAATTTTTCTAATTCCTCTCTACCAAGAGATATGCACAAGCCATAGCTATACATTGGCTCTTCAAAGTATTCATTACTGTCAATAGGTTGTGGGTCTTTTTTAAGATCAATTAAATCCATTTATACCTCCAATGGTGATGGTGAATTGTAGCCACTAAATTGGTTCATCATGTCCATCATAGAGGGTTCACCTGTTTTTGAATTATTTAATTTAACTGCGTTTTCTACAGCACGTTGTTCTGCTTCTGCTTTTGCCATTTGTTGTTGTGCCATAGCTCTTTGTTGACGTATTCTAGCTACTTGCTCACCTCCAACTATTAATTTAGGATCTACGCCTAGCATATCTGCATATCCATCAGCCCATGCATCAGAATCAAACTTATCAAGTACATCAGGTTTCATTTGTGCAACCATACCCATGTTATTTACATACCTATCAATACTATTTGTACCAATAGCACGTTGTGCTTGTGCCAACATAGATACAAATTCTACGTTTAATTCCATTCCCTGTAGCTCCTGTGGAGCAGGTGGCACTAAATTAGATTCAATCATGCGATTAAAAGTATTATCTATTAACGGATCAAGCAATTCGTTATGTAATCTCTCTAATACTGGTCCTAACATAAGCAGTTTTTCTTCATGACGTTCCGCTACTTCTGTTGCGGTCATTCTTGTATCAGTAGCATTCGCCAACATAAGGAACAAATCAGCATAAAAACTACCATTAATACGTTGTCTTACGTCTTGTATGTCTGCTAATAAATGATTCAGATTAAGGTTTACGTTAAATGCTGTCTCAATCTTGCCTTGTTGTCCATCAATAAACGTAACCCCACCAGGCAAACTATCTACATCTCTATTTTTCATGTAGCTAGGCACTTGTAATGGTGGTTTTGTTTGGTAATCAATGCCTTGTGCTTTACGCAATTGCTCATGTTGTAGCTGTTTTATATCACCAAGTGCTTCCATCCCTGGTGAATTACCATAAATATCACCACCCGCTACTCCCCATCTAGGTATAACAGCAGGGAATTCTCTATATCCACTTTCTCTAAGCACATCTTCGCCATCTCCACCTTGTTCAAAGTAACAAGATTTGTATGCCATGTTCATATTATCCTTCTTTTTTAAATCACGTTCCCTATCATCTCTTGGTTCTATGGCATGAATAATGGTAACCCATTGATCTAACGAACCTCTGTCAAACAAGTTTTTAACAGACGTTGAACATTTGTTATATCCAAACTCTCTTACAACTTCTCCTACTGTTTTTTGAAATTCTCTATACAAAGTATTAACTCTGCCCTGATAATCTGTAGCTATTGCGTATTCTCCAATAGTTACAGGGTAATGATGTATAGCTGTTTTAGGATCAGGGAGGATAATAGAACCTGCTGTACCAAATGCTCCCAATTCTTCATAAACTCCATGTAATGTTCGGTATGTATTGGACTTTTGAAACACTAATTGCATACGTTCTGTAACGTCATTTAGCCATAACTTAACAGGTGCATATCTATTTAATTCTGGATCAGCCGTTCCAAGTCTAAACCAAGGTCTTGCAGGGGATGTTGCACCTGCCATCATGCCAGCACCTAATGTTCTTAATGCTCTTGTACCAGTATTGTCGTATATCGAGTTATGTCTTCTATGTCCTTTGTTTCTATCTTGTTCAAAATAACGTCCATTCCTTGGTAGCAAGTATGTTGTCACTTCTTGCCAATGTGACCACCATGTAGCTCTCTCTGATCTAAGATGACCCCACCTTGTTAACAAGTCTGCACGTTTTGTTTTCATTGATTAACCACCTAATAAAGTGTTGCCACCTAAATTTAAATCTTTTGTGTCTACGCCTTGAACACCAGTTAATAATGTTCCTGCGGGACCTGCCATTGCCGCTTGTTCTTCTTTCTTAGTTAATGCACTAACATCAGCCCTTTTTCTATTAGCTTTATTCATCTCAATATCAGCACGATCAGATGCTTCTTTTGCTCGTTTTCTAGCATCTTCATTTGCCTGTCGTTGCATCTCTAATTGTTTCTTTTGTTGTCTTCTTTGCTTTTCACCAGAATATATCTGATAGCCAACGCTAACTGTTCCTAGTGCAATAGCGGCTGATACTACCATTGTTTAAATCTCCTTAGAATACATGATTTCTTGTACACCATATTTTAATTTTGGTAGCAGTTTAGCTAAAGCGGTGTGTTCTTTGCCGTGCCATAACATCAATTTGCATCCTTCAGATCTGGCATGATCTTCCGTAATTTTTATTAAACGTAAACCTAATCGTCCACCCCTAAATTCTTTTTTGATAAACAAAACGTCATTTTGGCAAACTCTTAAGTCCGCATAATGCAAATGATGCATCATCAAATTCATAGAATAACCAATACAGACATCGTCTTGCATCGCTACATAAATAAATAACCAACCTGTTGCATTTATTGTGTCATACAAAGGCCAGTTGGGTTTTAGCTTCATCACTTGTTTGTTGCGAGCAATCTCTTCGTAATGCTCTTCAAACAATGGTTCTGCTAATACCTTAAATTCATCTAACGTGCAGAGTCTAATTTCTGTTTTAGGTACTCTACTTTCGTTTACAGTAGCTGTACTATCAGCAGTTACGGTCACACTAGTCATAAGGGATATAATGTATATATCTATTATTGGAAGTAATTTTAATTAATGCAAGTAAGTCTTGACTATACGGCTCGTGAATGGCAAAGACAATGTCATATAAACAAAAAAAGGTTTAGTGTTTACGCTCTGCATAGACGTTCTGGTAAAACTGAACTCGCAATTATGGAGCTAATAGACAAAGCTATGAAAACAGACAAAGAATTATCTATGTTTGTTTATGTCGCTCCCTTCTTACGTCAGGCAAAAGCTATTGCATGGGCTAGGTTAAAACAAAAAATAGAACCATTAAGACAAAGATCAGCTATAGAAATAAATGAGGGTGAATTATCTATAAGGTTTAAACATAATGGTGCAATTATTAGGCTATTTGGTGGTGACAATCCTGATGCTATGCGTGGATTACGTCTGGACGGCATAGTCATGGATGAGGTGGCTCAGTTAAAGAACGAGCTATGGACAGATATCGTACAGCCCGCACTCTCTGACCGTCTTGGTTGGTCTATATTTATTGGTACACCTAGTGGAATTAACCTGTTCTCTGAGTTGTACTACAAGGCCATAGATGAGGACGATTGGACAGCGGCAAGATATACGGTATATGACACAGATTCTCTACATCCTAATGAGGTGACTCGTCTTAAACGAGACATGAGTGAGACTAGTTTTGCTCGTGAGTATCTATGCGATTTCTCTGCCCAAGGTGATGACCAGTTAATTGCATTAGCAGATACCGAAGATGCGGCTAAACGTGTATATCAACAGGATCATGTAAAGTTATCGCCCATAGTCCTAGGTATTGACCCCGCTCGCTTTGGAGATGATCGCTCTGTAGTCTTTAGAAGACAAGGAAGACAAGCATTTAAGCCTGTGGTTTACCGAGGAATTGACAATATGGAGTTAGCTACAAGAGTTGCCAACCTGATAGAAGAGCATAATCCTGATGCTGTCTTTTGTGACTCAGGGGCGGGAAGTGGTGTCATCGATAGGCTACGACAACTTAAATACGATGTTATAGAGATTCCTTTTGGTGGTAAGGCAATGAAACCTGATCAGTACATCAACCGCAGAACTGAGATGTGGTGGCTAATGAAACAATGGGTAGAAGAAGGAGGTGCAATACCTAACGACATAGCTCTTAAACAAGAACTTGCTACTCCCATTTATTGGTATGACAATGTGGGTAGAAGAGTCCTTGAGTCTAAGGATCAGATTAAGAAGAGATTACAAGGATCAGGGTCACCAGATCTAGCTGATGCACTAGCCCTCACATTTGCTCTTCCAGTTGCCAAGAAACAACCAGAGGATATATATATCAAAAGACGTAAAGCATCCACACAGAAGGCCGACTATGACCCCTACAAAGTCCTCTAACTTTAAACGCATAGCCGAAGGGTTAGACGTTGAACCATTGCTCCAACTGTTGGACGCAAAGCCTGAGTTATGGAAGGAAATACAGACAAGACAAAAGTTCATAGGTAGTCCACACAAAGACACCGAGACTATCCATGTTCGAGGTGCATTAAAGATGTCCGCTTACTACCTTATGTGGGATATAGGAGCATATGATTATCCATGCATGGAATATTTGAAACCTACTCTGGTTCCCTTACTACAACCCATTCTTAAACAATTAAAAGTAAAGGAGATGGGAAGGGTAATGATTGTTAATCTCAAGCCTTGTGGTCATGTAACCAAACACAATGATCAAGGAAAATATGCCGATTATTACTCAAGGTTTCATCTTGTCCTTAAATCAAATCAACATTGCTTCCAGACTTGCGGTAATGAGTTACAAAGGTTTGATGTAGGCGATGTTTGGTGGTTTGACCATAAGAAATTACATACTGCCGATAACGTAGGAGATACAGACAGAATTCATATAATCTTTGATTGCGTTCCTACTGTGGAACTCCAGTAATTACATTCACATTAATATCACCCTTAGTTTCAATTCCTATAAGCTTCTCTGAATATTCCTGTGGATACCATTTAGCCAATAAACGAAGTCTTAAGTCTGCCCTTGATCTCATCCAATTCACATGAGCATTATCCATTCTTGCATTCTCTCCCTCACCGATCATAGGAGGAGGAGTATCAACAAGAGCTAAAGCTTCCTCCGCAATTGCTCTAGCTCCTAAGAATCTGCTCGTATGTACGAAGCGTGACATAAACTCTTCATCTTTATCTAACCACCGATACAAAGTCCTGTAAGAAGGCATTCCCTTCTGTCTACAAAAAGAACGCAAAGTACCACCGTTAGCAACATATTCTAAAACCTTTTCAACTATCTCAGGATCAGGTTTTGCAATTGGCCTACCCAACTTTGATTGTTTTGTAGCGAGTGGCATAGGAGACACGTTTTTCATAACGACAAATCTGAGCTATATATCCACGAGAAATACCAAACATAGTAGATAAACAGCCATAGCCAATACCTTCTTCATTCAGTTCTCGTAATGCATCAACGACCACTTGAGTTATCCGAGGATTATGATTCGGATGATCTTCAGCGACTCGATGACCAGTATCAGAAACACCAACAACAATAGTTTTGGGTCTAAGAGTTGCAAGTGTCATTTAAAAAAATAAAATTATACAAAATATATATAAATATAACTAATTTCGCAACACTTCGGAATTAATTTGTTGACATATGTTGGATTTAATGCAACACTATATATAAGTTCAGTAATGAACCCATTGTCACTTACTAATTTTAATTAACAACACATGGAAACATTCACACCTAGCGAAATCCAAGACCAAGCCAGTTTATGGTTTATGACTCATGCGGGTACTTATGCAAGATTGCTAAAGCGTACTAAAGCAGAAGCAAAAAGAGCATTTGTTGTATTTAGCGACTTAATGCTTGGAGTCGATTACAGAGATGTAAAAGGCAGAGCAAACAAAGATGCATTTATCAATGCTTTTATGTCTAGCTCAACTGTATCTGCAATTACTCCTAAACAACTTGTTGATGGCTCTGTTGAATACAAAGAATTAATAGATGCATACTTGGGTGAATAATTTCACCCTTTTTTTTATCCAAATTTTTTAAAAACCAGACCAATGACAACTATTACAGAACAAAAATTCACTTGCAACGTCAACTATCAATTTGACATTAGCCTTCAAGACCTTAAAGATTTATTTTGCACTATGGGTCAAGGTGTTAACTATTGGGCTTGTGAGGTCACAATAGGAAACATTAAAGAAGAAGAGGATGAAGACGGCAACATTTGGTATAAAAATGACCAAGAATACGAGTGTGAGGGTTGCTGTGCATGGCTTGTAGACCTAACTTTAGATTCTCCTATAAAAATAGAGGATTGTGAGGGTGACAAGCACAAATTCAAAGTGCAAGATGTTTTAACCACTATTGAAAAAATTATTTCGGGTAAAACTGATTTAAATTCCCATGATTGTGGTGAAATATTCCAAGCTTTTACAAATGATGACCTTGGACGTATAGATGCTTCAATAGCTGATTCTATATTGCAGATAATGACCTTTGGCAAACTTGTATATGGATAGACCTATGGCTTTTGCACTATTTCCTTATTTAATTTTATTCCTAATTCTTATTTAAAATGAATTTAACTCATGAACAAAAAGTTTATCAATGGGCATCAGGACATTATTTAGCTGATGATGTACCCAATAGCTTTTTTAAACTATCAAATAAAGAACAATTTGATTATTTACAAGATAATGCTTGGCAATTTTTTGAAGATTGTCGTGGCAAAGACATACATGAATACATTTGGTCACTAGCCAATGATGTAATTATGAAAAGAGTACCAGAGGAGGAAGACGAAAAATGAATCTAACTAAAAAAAAATATGATTCATTTAAAAATGAATGGATTAAAGCTACTGTCAACTTTATGGACAGAGATCAACTTGAAAATTATGCAATGCTTTATTTTGAAGAAGATTTTAAAGATCAAAAACAAGAAGATGTTTTTGAAACAATGGAATCCATTGATGATCAAGTCTTTTCTACACTTGCAAACAAATTTAATTTAGAGGGTTAACCACCCTCTTTTTTTTGCCTAATTACTTGATTAAATGTTGCATTTATGCCAATATAGAGGTATGGAAAAGACTAAATTAACACCTGTTGAGGTGTGCATAAAAGAATTTGGCGGTATCCGTCCAATGGCTCGCCAGATCAACCGCAACTGCGGATCTATTTGTA